CACTGTACGATGTGTTTGATACTGCATAAGGTAGGCCTGATATCTGGTAAGAAGGTACGTCGTTTGCACCCGGTCTAATTGATGCCAGGGATCCGGATAGATTGCTTTCGCTGCCATAAGTTCCGGCCCTTCTTCTATCTACGTCAAAATAAGACATGGTTATTCACTCCACTGTAAAACGTCGTTAAATATTCTATTAAGTCGATCGGTCTTGTTAAAGACTTTTCTCAATTCAGACTCTGTTATTTCTCTACCCTCTTTCATCATAAAAGCACCGGGAGTAGAAGGCTCAGAAACAAAATCCCAACAAATAAGCTGAAAATCATCTTGAACAACCTGGTGGTCGCCTTCACGTCTAGTAGAGCCAACACCACGAGAACTAATCCCAAGAGTAACGCCTGATGCAACAAGTGACTTAAGAATTTTTCCAGACGGTGTGTCCAGGATTTCCACAGTTCCGTAGCAAACGTCGCCATCCATATAAGCTTCTCTAACAATATGGGATGCATTCTTGAGCTCAACCACAGAGGAATCTGGGTGGTCGAGTTCTCCAAGTGCTCGGTTTTCTTTGATGAATTTTTGGTAATTTCTGACTTCTCTTTCCAGAATCTCATTAGGATATACCCTGCCATTTTGGTTCAGGGTGTTAGATTTCTGAAGGATGCCTTTCATGATCAACTTGCTTGAACCAGACTCGATAGCTTCTTTAAGCTCATCCTTATTATATTCCCAAGCATTCCACTCTGTTAATAATTTTAATTTATTCATTTTCTTCTCCAGACAATTCCTTAATTATATCGTACATTGTCATTGTTTTAATGATGTGGCTTTCGTTTATTTCTTCATCGAAAACTGTATCGGAAATGTTTTTATGAACGTTACCTAAACTGCCAAAAATAAAATCATTAGAACAAGTTTTTTGATAGTTGTCTAGTGTCTCTAAACAAATTTTCTTTGTGGCCTTCATTTCGGATATCAGACCTGGTGATGATCCGTTAATGACCCACTCATTTATTAGATTAACTTGATCAGTTGTCAAGTTTTTAGAATAAGTTTTAGAAAATTTTTCTCTCATTAATTTAACAACCAAGCCATTCACTTCGGGTGTTTTCATCTCGTTAACCTTAGAAAGGTTTTTCTTTTGTAACAAAATGCCAGTGACCTTATCGGAGTACTCTAAGATTTTGATATGATCGCATTTTGATCCTTTCTTATACTCTTGCAAAAGAAGATCGATCGTAGCCAAATTTCTGTAGTTTGAAACTCGAGTAGAATAGAAAGACTTGCCAAACGTTTCATTGATTTCTCTAATGAGTTTTGACTTTTCTCTATCTAGCCTTCTGTCGTTGATTCTCCACGTGGCCTTTTTAGTCTCCTCAAGAATACTTGGAATAACATTAGCCTGCGTTACTTCAAAGTCAGCTAAGCTATTAACCAGCTTGTGCTCTTTGTGAAGCTCAGTACCTTTTTTAAAGTACTTCTTTATAATCTGTCTAGTATCACGAAATGTCTTCTTATCGTTTTCAACCAATGCTTTTGATAATTTTAGCACGAGTTGTTCATAGATAATCCCGACATTTCTTTTTTTATTGTGGGATTTTTTACTCATCGTCGTTGTCCTCTATGTCTAATTCAAATTCTTCTTCGATTTCTTCTCTAACTTCGTTTAACATTCTGTTACTAGCACCAAACTTAGCACTAAAGGCTTCTAAAGACTTCCTGGTTTGGTTGTCCATTCTAGGGCGTTCCATAGATAAGTATTCGGCTTGATCATTAAATAAAAAATCACTTAATTTACCTTCGCCAAAGGGACGTCCTAAAATAAAATCCTCGTCGTAAGGTCGATTCATGGAATCTTGTGTTCTTGTAGCCCTTCCTACAGAAGTCATGCTTGCAAAATCTGGCATGTGAGACTTTTCACGGCTTATGGGGTTCTTTTTAAGATCTCCTCCAAAAACGTTCTTGGCCTTATTAGATTTCTTAATACCCTTGTAGTCAACCATGTCTAAGTCTATTTCGTCTAAATCTTCATCGTCTAAGGAATCTTCGTCCGCCTCTCTGAACCTGGTACGACCGGTCTTGACTGGGTTTCCATCTAACAGACTGCCATCTGTATTGTCCGAAGCGAAAAGATCTCCTCCGCCTTCATCACCGCCTTCATCGCCACCGCCTTCATCGCCTCCACCGCCTCCAGGAGCTTCAGCGTTTTCTATTTCACCGTCTTTTATTTTTTCTGCAATCATCTCAGCGTTAATCTGATCGATTTCATCCGAAGAGAAACCCATGACATTTTTTCTGATCCACGTTTTTGAGACCATTCCTTCGGGTGCTGCACCGGCAATACTAAATTTTGTATTGATCAACTCTAGCTTTTGTTGTTGAGCTATTGAAGATGGGTTACTCAATTGGAGATCAAAATCCAATAATTCCTCACCGTCAAAACCATGGGCGTAAAGGTGAATCATAGCCAGTTTATTTAGCTCGGCAAGTCTGGTTTTTTGAATACGGATAATTGTTCTAGAGAATCTGATGTCTTCCTGCGCAAGGGTTGCTTTTGAACCTACTTCCTCGTCATACCCTAAATAAGCTTTTGGAATTTTTAGAGCCGCAAAGAGTTTTTTCTGAATATACTCAACGTCTTCGATCGCAGAAGTGTTTTGACCACCTGCAAGAGTATCAATCCTTGTACCAGAATCTCCGCCCCTAACAGGAATGTAATAATCTTCATCCACAGCCATTGGGTTGTATCTTAAGTCGACGTTTCCAGTCGCTTTTTGCACAACCTGGTTTCTTTTTAATGCTGTCTTTGCCTGTTCAATATAATTTGGTACATCTTCGGGAGGAACGTTTCCAACATCGATATAAAACACGCGACGTTCAGGCGCCCTGATAACTCTGTAAACCAACATGGCATCTTCGATAAGAATCAATTGTCTCCAAATTCTTCTTGCAGATTCTAATACGGAAGATCCGTAAGGAAGAAAAGCATCGTTGCCAAGAAGTCTGAAATGGCTTACTTGCCAATTTTCCAAGGCCTGATTACCCTGCGTAATCCATCTAAACCTTACGGCGGAAGGGTCGTTAGGATCAAACCCCTCTTCTCTTTCCATCTCAGTAATAGAAATAGGATATGCATTAATAACACCAAATTCTGGTGATACATCATTAAAGAGGAAGAAGTCTCCGTACTTACATAGATTTCTTACCCACATAACCAGATTAAAATCAATGTTTAGGGTATCATAGAATAGAGTTTCAAGCAATTCTTTTATTTTTCTGTTTTCAGAATAAATGTGTAGACTTCTGCCATAAGCATCTGGAGCCACAGATTCTTCAGCGTATATATCTAAAGCGGAAGCGATCTCCGGAGTAGATTCCATTTCTGAAAAATCAGAGTATCTTGCCATTCTATCAAATGTTCCATAAGCAGACAAGGTGCTGTTATAAACATCTGAATGTGCCTTTTTAAAAAGATCCACAGCTGACGATGCGTTAGCATCAGACTTGTTGAAATTTCTGACTCTTCTCTTGATGGTAGGACCAGAAGAAAATAGTTTTGTCAGCCTTTGAAATAAGTTTTGTTCTGCCATGTCTGTCCCTTGGCTCTATTTTAAAAGCCAATCGAAGTTTTTGAAGGGGCTATTATTTGAGCTCCAACTTTTTCTAACATCCTGAGTATAATTACTACCGTCAGTAATAATTGCAGGTGATTTTATTACTGTATCATCAATTTGTGTACTGTTAACACCAAAACCTGCTAACATTGCTGCATTTATATCGGTTGACTGTTTGGTATATTGTGGATTTGTATCATAAAGCCACACGCCAATCGCAAGACTCATAACTAGGTCGTCGTTTGCGCCTTTTCTAGCTTGGGCTTTCTTTCCTTCCCAGACGAATGTTTTCATCTCTTCGTAAAATCGACTCGATCTAATCATGATCTGTTTAGTTCTCAGTGTTTCTTCTAGCTTTGTGAGAATCATCGTTCTAGATCTGGCCTGTGTTGAGAAGCCGGCTTTCGATATGTCTCCGCCACCATAAAGAAATGAGTACTTATCCTTTTCGTTTTCGAAGTATATATTCTTGTAGCCAAGATCTCTTAGTTTCATTATAACCGCGTATCCGTACGAATTGCTTTCTGGACAAATCGTTGCCTGATTGTATCTTCTTCCAGCCTCAGCCAACACTTGAGCGAATCTATCCGGAGGTAGTTTTCCCCTATATTCGCAGACAACACTAGACAATTCAACGTCTATGACATGAAAGGTCGAATAGTCTGTTGCATCGCCTCTGGATACGTCTGCAGAAATGATATATTTTTTAGAGGACAGAGGGTAGTCCCAAATCCATGCATTCATGTCAGGACCCCATCTTTCCATGGGATCTTTTATTAACTGTCTGTAGTGTTCGATGTCTTCAGACTGTAGAAACGTTTCTCCAGAGGCTTGAAAGTCGCAAAGCAATTCTTGGGCGATTTGCTTAGTCGACATGTTCCTTGTCTCTTCAGCAAACCAATCCTCGTCTCTGTCCGGATGTACGTCCCACGGAAGCTTGATAGGATTAAAAACGTTTTCGCCGGACTCAGCTTGCATCCATAGATCGTAGTACTGCCCTCCAACACCATTCGGAGTTGATAAGACAATTGCCTGACCACCAGTTGACAAAGTTGGATACAATCCAGTCCAAATAGTATCAAAGTTTCTAACAAAAGCAGCCTCATCTACAATAAGCAGTGTCAAAGCTTCAGAACGACCGGCATCTTCTGATGTAGGAATAGCCTTGATAGTGGATCCGTTAGAAAATTCTAGAGCCTGTTTATTGTTATTTATTATTTCTGGTAACAACAGCCATTTAGGCATGGAATGTAAAACAAACTTAACTTTCCTAATGAAATTTTGAGCAACAGAAAGCTTTGTAGCAATGACTAATATATTTTTATCTTTATAAAAAATAGCTAGCCAGGCAGCATAGGCAGCTGAAATAGTAGAAAGACCAAGCTGCCGGCTTTTGAGCACGATATTAAACCTGTGCTTTCTAAAGTCTTCGACACATTGGTCTTGAAAATCATAAGTTTTAAAAGGTATTGCACCCTTAACAGGATGCTGGATCTTTACGTATTTATTAAAGAAATAACTTGGATCCTTTCCGCATTTAATGATTTCTCTTACTTGGTGTTGCTTCTGTTTTGGAGCCATTAAGATATCTCAAAAGTTATCGCTCTTCTGTAGTATGCAATTTTTCTTTCACTGTAAGCAGTTGCAGAAATAAGCTCAACATCATCATTGTTGGAAACTTCTTTTAATTTCAAGGCTCGACCAGCTTGTTCTCTAAAGTCATCCTTTACATCTCTAAGTTTCTTGTCTAACATTTCGTTTGATTGTCTTTCTTGTTCTTTTTTTTGCGTCAATAAACCATCGGAACTATTAAAATGTACCACGGTTGAGTACTTTAAAGTGAGCAGATTTCCCGATAAGCTAGTTGCGATTCCGTAACCTGCATCCCTTGTTGAAGATTTTCCAAAAGTGTAATTTAAAACATTACCTAAAATGTTGGTTTCTTCGAAAGATAAAATTTGTGCTGGTGTTTCCATGTCATTTCTCCTTGACTATATAATAATTATTGAGTTTCGAATAAACTTCTTCTTTTTTTGGTCTCCAACCATTTTTCCATTTTTCCAGATTAGGCCAATAAAAGAGATCTTGGCAATCCGTACAGACTCCATGGTTCTGTACGGATTCAACATCTTCTAAACCTCTTAAAGCCAACTTGCACAAAGGGCAGTCAAACTTTAGTTTTTCGAAACCTTCTTCGATAACTATATCAAAATCCTTCTTTCTTATGACTTTGTTATCCATAAACTACCTTGGCATTTTTATCATAACTGGTTATTTCTATGATGTCGTCGACACAGTCCTTTACGAGATCAACATGACTGATTAGCACAATTAAACGATACCAACTTCTTAGCTTTTGTAAAAGACCTGTAACAGCCTCAACGTTAGCAGAATCTAGACTTCCAAAGCCTTCATCGATGATTAGCATATCTGATTTAGAGAGCGAAGATATATTGGTCAAGGCAACTCTCAACGCTAAGCTTGAAACCATCTTTTCCATTCCAGAACCGCACTCAATCGGTCTTCTACTGTCTCCATAGTTGATATACATTTCTGTCTTAGAATCATCTATTTCCAGTTCTATGGTAAAACCTACAGCATCTTGAAGAATCGAGCTCAGTTCCTCATTTATGGAAGGTACCATAGACTGCAAAATAGTAGCAG